AATCTAATATGTCAGGAAAAAAACACACTAAAGAAAGTTTCAAAGAAGCCGTGGAGAAAAGATCAAAAGAAAATCAAGCTAGACGAGATGCAGAAGCAAAAGCAGAAAGAATGAAAAAGAAATCAGCCAAATAGAGAGTAAATCATGGAAGAGAAATCCAAAGCAATGAAGAAAGAATGCAATATGAAAGAGAAAAAACCGAAAAGAAAGACAGGTTTTGCTAGAGGAACAGTTCCAAAAATAATGAAGAAGAAAGAAATCAGCCAAATGGCTAAGGAGAAAATATGAAAGGACACAAAAAACATGGGTCACATCCACATGACAAACACGCAGCAATGCCTCAATTCAACGAGGGACATTGGGAAAAGAAACCCGGCGACGTAATGTGCGGGGGCGGACGTTATGCCTCTGAAATGAATACAGAAGAAGAATATAAGCATGACGTAGATGCGCTATCTTCTTATGTTAAACATCATAAAGCTAAGCATTAATGTTTTGGATTCTGTAGACTCAAATATAGAGCGGCGGTGATTAAGGGAGAAATCCTATCTATGCAGGTTGTTGGTTCTAATCCAACCAGAATCCTTTTTATCATTACATATTTTCAGTAGATTACATTTTGTAACCTACTGAATCTTTTAAGAGTTACATAGCAAACCATTGAGGTTAAGATGCCTAAAAAAGTACATCACAATCCTGATTACATAAAAAACACGACAGCAGATGTCATCAAACATGGCAGCAGCGATACAATCTACAATCAACCATGGCAAGTGAATAGGGATATTACTCCTGCCGGAGATGATACTGGCTGGGGAGCATTCTTACCACGCGCAGGGAAAGACAGACCAACACCGCATACAAAAACTAATGAGTGTGATCATTAAAGGACAAATAATGTATGTGCTCGGTCTATTATGTTTGTTTGGTATCAGCATATTAATGTTTACTTCATTTATAAGTTATTTATTTAACAAAAAAGATGGAGATTGGCCCGATGGAACAGTTTGAAAATGTAATAAAGATCGATCCCTCTAGAGATGAGGGTCAAGGATATGAGAAAAAATTTCCTATAGAGAAATCAGATTCTGAATATTACCAATCATGCGAAAAATATGTTATTGAAGAAATAAGAGAAGAATTAGGGATTAATAATGAGAAAAGTAAGAGTAAAGCTGCTAAGAAGAAGTCTAAGAAAAATGATACCCGATTACTCGATACAGCAGTGGAGAATTTTTAAAAAGAACTACAATAATGGATTGGTCTAGTGAAAGACAAGAAGATGAGAATCTCAGGCGGTGAACTATCTCGCAAGGCTCTATCCGACACAACGAAGTACAAAGCCTTGGAAGTCGGTCATTGGATGGCCGAAGATATAGAACCTCATCTCTATCAAGCGATTGCTAATTATGAGAACATGATCGATGAGAATGAGTTCTGCGTTGTGATGGTATTGGCTACTGACCCTCTCATCAAGAATCTAATCCGTCGTAAATTCTATTGTTGGCCTTACTTGCCTAGTCCTAGACCAAACCAATCAGTTTTTTTATATAACAAATCAGCAGGCAGGATAATCAAAAGATTATGGGTTCTTCCTTCTGCTTTGGCAATGTCAGATCTTACAGATCCAAGATTAACAGTTAATAAAATGGTTCATAAAAGATACGAGACAATGCAAGCATGGTCTATGGCTTTCTTTGAGGGTAAATTCTGGGAGTATATTAGATACGAAAGCGAAATCAATATGCCATCAGAACATGAATATTTCCTACAACATCGCGAAGAACTTATCCAAGCAGGTTGTAAGTTGCCTACATCTGACATCACCGAGGCCTTTGATTTTGATAAAATCCAGATCAAACAAGTCATAGATACGAAAGAAGCCTTGATCGAGTAATATTGTTTCTATGGGTTTAGGCAATTGAAGTATTTCGATAGGCGCATCACAAGCCATATAGTTCAAAGTTTTTTTATACTCATCGAACTTCTTAAGCACCTCCTCTTTTATTTTCTGCATTTGCATATCTTTTTCAAAGTTTATATTTACATTGGTCTCATTTTCTTTTAAATTTTCGTTATCAGACACAAGGAGTTTCCTGTATGACGGTTTCAAACCCTGAAAATACGGCCACTGAGCCTATTATTCAAGATAAAGTTGACACAAATATATCACAAAAAAATAGTGACACAAATATATCACAAAAAAATAGTGACACAAATATATCACAAAATCCCCCCATAGAGAATAAGGAAGGGGAGCAGGAAGATCCGAATTGGAGGGCATTCCGTGAGGCACGAAAACAAGACCGAGCACAAAGAGAAGCAGCTGAAAAACGAGCAGTTGAAAAAGAAAATGAGGTTGCGGCTCTTAAAGCTGCGATGGAGACTGCTTTCTCAAAATCCTCGCCTACTCCGGAAGCTTATCAACAATATTATGGATCGAACCAATCTTACGATCAACAAGAAGAAACCGAAGATCAAAGGATAGAGAAAAAAGTAAATAAACTCCTTGCTGATAGAGAAAATAAATATAGACAGGAGCAAGAAGAATATGAAAGGCGCGAATACCCGAATAAACTTAATAAAAATTACCCTGATTTTTCACAGGTGTGTTCACAAGAGAATTTGGACTATTTAGACTATCACTTTGCTGAGATATCACGACCCTTACAACGTCTACCCGACGGATATGATAAATGGTCAGATATTTATCATGCTGTCAAAAAATTAATCCCTAACCAAAATCGCCAGAAACAAGATTCGGCAAAAGCCGATGCAAATACTAACAAGCCTAAATCCATGTCGACTACACAACTAAGCCAGCCCGGTCACGCAAGCACAAGCTCATATCAAGAAATAGAGCAGCGTAGGGCAGAAAATTGGGCTAGAATGCAGAAAACTATCAATAGGATTGGATAATGGAGTAAGGCTCAGCCAGCCGGGCAGAGAATAGAGGACAAAATTGCATGGTGTAAGCAATTCCTAAAAGACCATGGAATAACATCTCTTGATTAAAATATTTGATACATGTAGTTTTAATTTAACGAAATAGAGAGATCGTACCTCTCAGACTGTAAAAATACCTCGTCAGTATAGCGCAAATTAGTTCGTTCGCAGCGAATAAAATTACAAACTATATAACGAGGTTTTTTTATGGCTTTTGCAACCGGAATAACCGGTATTCAGAACATGGCACCTGAGCTTCCATTGCAGGCGAGCGAGGATCTTTTGTCAACTCCAATGTTTAATTTGATACACTCGTTCGGTGTAGATCTCCATCATGCAGAGAGTTACGTCGGACAAACCACGCGCATGTCAAGATTTGAACGCCTATCAACTGATGGCGGTCAACTCGATGGAAGTGGAATTGATCCGTCTTCTGAGGTCCCTGTAAGAACCGACATCGACGCGAAGATGGAAATCTATGCAAAGTCGATCGTCACTAACGAGCAGATCATTATTTGGGAGAATTCCAAAACTCTAACCAAGTTTACCGCGCTTCTAGGCGGATGGCTGCGTGAGAAAGAAGACTTGCTTATGCGAGATCTTTTCTCTAGCTCAGTGTCTTACATCAATTGTACCGGCGGTTTGAACGGCGATCAGCCATCAAACATCAGTTTGAATGACGTAAACAACATTGAAAACATCCTACTTGGCAATGATGCAAGGTCAATGCTAACAAGTTTGGAAGCTACTAACAAGTTTGCTACAGCTGGCGTACGTGATGCGTTTATTGCTCTTTGCAGCACTAACCTATCATCTGATCTTCAGAAAGTACAAGGCGTACTGCTCAAGTCTGCATACCCAACACAAGAAGGGATCAGACCCGAAGAGTATTGCTCCATCTCAAGATTCAGGTTCTTTGTTTCATCTAAAGCAGCAAGGACACCAGGCATCTCTCTTAAAGGCAATACAGTCTACACCATACCTATGTACGGTCTAGAAGCTGCTGCCAAAATTGAGCAAAACAACTACACAGCCGTCATTGGATATCGTCCTCCTTGGGTGGTTTCTTCTGTAGCTCAAAACAGCCAGCTATACGCTAAGTTTGCGATTGCCCGCGCGATCACTAACCAAAACTGGATCTCTGGTTTGAACGTCACAACTTTCCAACCATCATAAGGAGATTAACATGGCTTTTACTCTTATCGATCAACAAACTTTTTTACAGCCTGCGACAGCAGTGACACAGTATATTGGCTGCCCGAGTGGTTGCGACTATTTTGTTAGCACTAACCTAACTCAGATGGCTACTACAAATGCCACTGGACGAGTTGTTAGAGGGGAATGGTATGGAGGCGGTCTATTTGCTGATAACGATGGATTGAGATGGACTAAAACCAACTCTACGTCAGGGATCAACATTGACAATTTCTCTACTACTACCGCATCAAATGGATTCACGTATGTGCCGATATTTCCTGCGCCACAAGCAGCATTGACATGAACTACAATCACTA